GTGGTAATTAAACTAGAAGGAGTTCAAGATGACTGAAGAAAAAAAGGTCGTTATTGATGACGTTGAATACAAAGAAAGCGAACTATCAGACAAGTCAAAAGTTTGCATAAATCATATTGGTTCTTTGGACCAGAAGATTGCATCGACTCAGTTTAACTTGGCACAGTTACAAGTTGGTCGAGAAGGTTTTATGAAAATGCTTTCTGATTCTTTGAAACCAAAAGAAGAGGCAGAAGCAGTTAACTAATGGATATAGTGTGGACAGTTTACCAAGAGTAAGTATCGGTATTATTGGACTTCAGAAAGCATGACTGCTGTAGATAAAGCTATTGCGGATAACAAGTAATGTTAGGTTTTAGTGCATTATCTGCTGCACCACTAGCTACATCTACAAGAAACCGTGTTGCAACTCAGGTAACATCACCTGCTTTAAACATAGTAGCAAACAGTTTAGTTGTTAGAGGTGCAAACAATAGTGCAGCTATTTCTGTAAGTGCTACTCTTTCTGCTGGCACACTAAGCACTAACCTTGTAGCAAACATTCTTACCAACGCAGTTACTGCAAACACTAATGTAAATACTACTAGTATAAACCTTACAGCTTCTAAGGTAATTCCTGCAACAACTGCTACTTTTGGTATAAGTGCTGTAGAATTTCCTGCTGATGATGTTCTTTTAGATACAATATCTTCATCTATTGGAATAACAGAGCTTGACTTTAACGCAAAAGCAAGTACAACTACAAGTGGCTTCGGTATTTCAACAACTCTTGTTGATATAACACCATTCTTAGAAATTGATGTAACACAGGCACTAGTTGGTTTAGGTAGCACATTTAGTTTAAACTTAGCTGCACCTGCTAACAATTTATTTGACTATGACGCACACGCAGATGATTACGCTAGAACTAGAACTGTTTACATACTTCCTGAAGAAGGTTATGGTTTAAGTAAAGTAGCTCATATAAATGCTGAAAACTTTACACTGGTAATAGACGCACACAAAGATATATCTAATACTGTATTAATAACACGATAAGGACAAAAGATGTCTTACAAATGGCCTGACAAAGATCCTGATGAAACTGTAGACTATAGTGTTGATTGGTCACGCTTTATACCTAATGATACTTTATCTGCTAGTAATTGGTTTGTACAAGATGCTGCTGGTGCTAAAGAAGCAGTCTCTAATGCTGAAGTAGTAGATGGATTACAGTTTGTACAGTCTACCATATCAGGTAAAACTGCTACTGCACGTTTTGCTTTAGGTACAAACAACAAGCAATATAAAGTTACCTGTCAGATAACCACAGGGGATGGACTTGTTTTTGAACGTTCCATTTTCCTAAAGATAAAAGAGAAGTAATATGGCATATGATTTTATAGGACTAGTTAACGATGTCAACAGTAGGCTTAATGAAGTAGAGTTAACTACAGATAACTTTGCTACTGTTACAGGATTCTTTGCTTTTGCTAAAGAGGCAGTAAACTCTGCTATTAGACAGATACAACAAGAAGAGTATGAGTGGCCTTGGAACCATGCAGAAGAAGAAGAAACACTTACTGTAGCTGAACCTAGATACAGCTATCCTAATGATGCAAAAACTATAAACATGAACAGTGTTAGAATAAAAAGAAACTCTACTCTTAATGTTGGTACTGTTAAGCTAAAGAATATGACATACGAAGAGTATCTAGAAAAGTATGCTGATGCTGAGTATAACACTGAAACAAAGGGATGTCCTACACATATAATAAGGACACCTAACAGAGAACTAATCTGCTACCCAATGCCAGACAAAGCATATGAAATGGTGTACGAATACTATAGGATAGGTTATGATCTTATCTCTGCTACAGATGTTCCCTCCATACCAGAACAGTATAGATTTACTATTGTAGATGGTGCAATGCATTATGCATACCAGTTCAGAGGAGACACAGCTAGTTCGAATGCTATGTTACAGAAGTTTCAACAAGGTATAAAGCATCTTAGAAGTATAAACATTAATAGAACAGATTATCTAAGAGATATGAGAGTACATTTTTAATGGCTACACAATGGTCTACCTTTCCTGTTGAGTTCAAAGGTGGTTTGATCTCTAATCAGTCTCCCTTACAACAGGGTATTAATGCTGTTGGTACAACTACTATACTACAAAACATGGAACCTGACAGACAGGGTGGCTACACAAAAGTAAGAGGCTATCAGAAGTTTAGCTCTACTGAGATTCCAGGCACAGCAAACGTACTAGGCATAAAAGTTGTATCTAGTGGACGTGCTGTAGCTGCACGTAAGATTGACGCTGCTGCTATTACAGCATACCAAGCAACGGCTGTTGTAAACGGTGCTACAACAAACTCTGCTAGTGTAGCTTTGGATGGTAATGTAGGTACTATAGTTGTAGGTATGGTTGTTACAGGTACAGGTATCTCTGGTACTGTAACGGTTTCTACAGTAACAGATCAGAATAATATTGTACTGTCTCATCAACAGTCTCTGTCAGATGATGCAGCTTTAACTTTTCAAAAAGTAGGACTTCAAACAGCAGACGTAAACAAGACAGGTTACTTTCTTAGCACAGGTACAACTTGGACACACATGGCTACTTCACCATTAACAGGTGGAGGTAAACTACGACACGTTACGTTTAACTTTGATGGAGATGACAAGACAGTATTTGTAGATGGAATAAACTATCCAGCCGTGTATAATAGCTCTGGTAATACTGTATCTTTTTTAACCTCATCTACTACAGGTATATCTACAGACTTACAAGGTGCAGAGTTAGTTACTGTATTTGACAACAGTATAGTATACTCTAAAAACAATCAGATTTATGTATCAGGTCAATTTACTATAGCTAATGTGTCTGGTGGAGGAGTTACTAACCTTGTTTCAAATGTTGGAAACACAGTAACTGGTCTATCTGTCTTTCGTGAAAAGCTTATTATATTTACTGCAGACACAATACAATCATTAGTAAGACTTGGTGCTAGTCCTTTCTTTGAGATAAAACCTGTCACTGATAAGATAGGTTGTATTAGTGCAGATAGTGTTCAAGAGTTTGGCGGTGACATAATGTACCTAGCACCAGATGGTCTAAGACTATTAAGTGCTACTGATCGTATAGGTGACTTTGCGTTAGACGTTGCGTCAGATACAATATTTAAAGACGCAGATGACTTTTTAAGATCGACAACTGAATACTGTTCTGTTATAATAAGAGAAAAAGCTCAGTATAGAATCTTTGCCTTTGTAGGATCTCAAAGCACAGACACATCAGAAGGTTTGATTGCTACTAAATTTATATCTCAGGGTGGTTCAGGTGTTGAGTGGTCTACTACAAAAGGAATAAAAGCATTTGTAGCAGATAGTATATACTCAGGAACATCAGAAGCTATAATGTTTGCTAACAATGATGGCTTCCTATACGAAATGGAACAAACAAATGGCTTCGATGGTAGTAACATAGAAACTATTATGGAAACACCCTTTATGGCTATTACAGATCCAGAGGTACGTAAGACAGCATATAAGCTAACACTATACACAGACCCTACAGGTCAGATGGATTTAAAGTTTAGACTTTTGTTTGACTTTGATTCAGGGGGTGACACAAGGATAATACAACCAGAAGAAATAGAAATTGGATCTACAACAGGTGGAGGTGGTGTGTTTATTTTTGGTCAACCTAACTCTGTGTACGGTGGCACAGGTGTATTATATGGAAGTAAACTAAAAAGAGTATACAACGAAAACTTAATAGGATCTTTTCATACAGTTGCTATGAGAATAACAAGCGATAGTACTAACCCACCTTTTACACTAGACTCAGCAGTATTACAATATAGACAAAACGATAGGCAATAATCATGGCAGGATATACACGTCAAGCGACAGCTAACATAGTTACAGGTGCAGTTATTGATGCTGCAGACTTTAACTCAGAATATAATGCTATTGAAGGGGCATTCAATGCATCTTCAGGACATGCACACGATGGCACTACAGGCAACGGTCCACCCATTTCAAATCTAGGACCAGCGCAGGACTTTGTAGTTACATCTAGTGTTGTACGTCCTAAAGTAGACAACACCTACGACTTCGGTACTTCTAGTATTGAGTGGAAAGATGGCTTCTTTGATGGTACACTAAGGACAGATATACTTGTTGTAGATGAAACCTCTACACTAACAGGAAACGTAACAGCTTCTGCAGATGTCTCCGTTGGTGGTAATCTTACAGTTACAGGTAATGCTACAATAAACGGTAACCTTACTTTTGGTAACGCAGATACAGATACTGTGTCTTTTGGTGCAGAGATTGATAGTAGTATCATACCTGATGATGATGATACTTTTGACTTAGGTAGTTCTACAAAGCAATGGCGTAACTTATTTATAGATGGCACAGCTAATATAGATAGTCTTGTTGCAGATACAGCAGACGTAAACGGTGGTACTATTGACGGTGCAGTTATAGGTGGCAACACTGCAGCAGCCATAACTGCAACAACGATAAATGCTTCTGGTACAATCACAGGTGACGTAACAGGAGATCTCACAGGTGACGTTACTGGTAATGCATCAGGTAATGCAGGTACAGCAACAACCCTTGCAAATGCTAGAACTATAGGTGGTGTGTCTTTCAATGGTTCAGCAAATATAAATCTTCCAGGTGTAAATGCTGCAGGTAACCAAGACACAACAGGCAATGCAGCATCTGCTACTTCTTTAGAAACTGCACGTAGCATAGGGTTAGGAGGAGACTTATCAGGATCAGCCAACTTTAATGGTACTGCTGATATAACAATCTCTGCAACCATTGCTAGTAATTCTGTAGCACTAGGCACAGATACTACAGGTAACTATGCTGGCTCTGTGTCAGCAGGTAATGGGATTAGTGTTAGTGGCTCTGCAGGTGAAGGTACTACTTTTACTGTAGAGCATTCTGATACATCAAGTCAAGCCAACACAAGTAATAGTGGACGTACCTATATACAAAACCTTACAGTAGATACTTTTGGACACGTCACAGGCGTAGCTACCGCTACTGAGACTGTTACTAATACAGACACTAACACAACCTATTCTGCTGGATCTGGTTTAGATTTAAGCGGTACTACTTTTAGTGTAGAGGCAGACCTAAGAGATGGTATAACTCACGTAGGACGTGACAGTAATGACTACATTGCTATAAACACAACATCTATAGACTTTGTTCTTGATGGCAACACAGATGTTCGTATTGAGAATGATGGTGACTTACATGCAGACGGTAACGTTATAGCTTACTCAACAACTATATCTGACCAGAGACTAAAGCATGATATTGAAAAGATAGATAGTGCTTTAGACAAAGTATCTCAGTTAAGTGGTTATACATTTAGTTATAACAAAGATGGTAAAAGATCTGCTGGTGTACTAGCACAGGAAGTAGAGAAAGTATTACCATCTGCTGTAGAAAATAAGTCACTAGTATTTCATGGAGAAGAAGGTGTTGAGTATAAGACAGTGCAGTATGATCAGATTCATGGATTACTAATAGAAGCTATCAAAGAACTAAAAGAAAAACTAGATGAATGTAAGTGTAAAAAGTGTGAGTGTGAGTAATGGCTCTACAGTCTAGCGGTCAGATAAGTCTTAATGATATACACGTAGAAGCAGGGGGTTCTTCGGGATCTTTGGCTGGTATAAATGATTCTGACATACGTGACTTAATTGATAAAAGTTCTGGCGCACAAATGTCTTTTAGTGAATGGTATGGTGCTGCAGCTTTTAGTGGTAGTAACATTGCGGATGTATTATCTATAAGCACTAATAGAAACTATATTGAAACTGTAAACAGAGGCGATTCTAAAAGAAGTTATTCAGGTTCGGTTGATGGTAATGGCGTAGAAACTGACGCAACTTTTGTT